ATTCAAACCATGAACGTATACTTTTCCGTAGAATTCTGGACGAACTACTTTTTTAGCATAACGTGTCATTACACCTTTTCTTGGTGTGAAGTTTACTGGATCGCAAACTAATGGAGTCATGATTAATGGAATATATGGAGAGAAAACTGCACCTGTTTCTAAGAACTGAGCACCTCTGAATCCCATAAGGATTACGTTTTCTTTCATATATGGATTTTTGTAAACTGTGTAACGGTTGTTGATTGCACCAACTTTTTGTACACCAGCTGCAAACTCTAATTTAGTTCCATCTGTATCTGCTGCAAATCCTGGGATAGACTCAAGGATTGTTGCTACTGCAGGAGAAGTTACTAAGAAGTTAGCACCACCTCTTAAAGTTTTTTTGGTGAATTTTATTAGACACTTTTTGAAGTTTAGTACCTAAAGTTTGGAACCAACCACCTTGAGTGTTATAATAACCAGCACCCGTAGAATCTTCTTGAGTAAATCCAGTACCATTCCAGATGTTGTTATTTTTAGCTGACCAATACTCAGTAGTTGGAGCTGCAGAAATCAACATATCTAAAATCTCTAAATCGATTTCCATAGAAACGTATTCAGACAACATAGAAGTCAATTCAGCTTCAGCATCAATTGAGTGGTAAGCATTTAAATCTTGTGCGAACTCAGGAGTCCAAACTGCTTTCAACTTACGTGTTTTAGCAACGATTGGTTCTGATTGCATTTCTAGGTTCAATTCTGGAATGTCAAGGTCAGCATTATATCCATTAGCATATGAAGTTTTATCTTCGAAATCACCTCTAGAAATATCTGTTGGTTGTTTGCTAAATTGTACTTTGTATATAGATGTACCTGACATTGCTGCAGATTTAGATACGAAGAATTCAACATTACCAGATGATGCATTGTATTTTGTAAATGCTTGAACGTTCATTGCTTGCGTAATGATGTTATCAGTTGAACCAGAAGTTAAAATAAATGATCTAACTGCATTTAAATCAGATCCTGATAATTGAGAAGCTGCTACGTATACTACAGAGTAACCACCTAAATCAGCAGTATAATCTGAATCAAAATTAGCTGAACCTGAACCAGCGTTAGCTGCAGATGCAGTAGATGCTACAACAGATGCAGATACACTATTTAATGTATATCCGAAACGACCTGCACCATAAAGACCTCCTGAAGGATCATTTGAAGTACTAGTAACACCGAATAAAGAGTCATCAGCTGATGGAGAACCAAATGGAGAACCACCGTTAGTTGTTACATTGTCAATTCCGTTATTGTTATCAAATCCTGGTTGAGCTGTACCATATTTAAAATCTAAATAAAATACTAGTCCAGAAGGTAAATTCATTGGCTGTACAGAAACAAATTCTTTAGCCGCAAACTCAGCAAAAATTCTTCTTACTAATGGTAATGCTACACCTGCCCACTCTTCAGATCCATTTGCTGTACCTGTTTGAGAAGCTTCTTTTACTAACTGACGAGCTTGGTTTTCTAGCAATTGAGCCATACCAGCTTTTTCAGTTTCTCTGTTAAGACCTTCTAATAGTCCCGTTCTTTCCCATTTGTTCACCAAAGATTTTGCTGCGTTTCTTTGAGTTGTATCGGGAGATTGTAATAAATTTGAAATACTCATAATTTAGTTATCCTTATTCTTTCTTTTGTTTAATAATAATTATAGCAATCCTGCTAATTTTTTCCATCTCTCAGCTAATTCAAAGCCTTCATTAAGAACTTGTGTTCTTGGAGCTGTTGTTCTAACTGGTTTAGAAGCATATGATTCTTTAACTATACGCTTTTTAGTTGTTTTAGTTGGTCTTTTAAAGCTTTCAGCTAAAGTGCTAAATACTAATTTAACTTCTCTTGTATTTCCAGCTCTATCAAAGTTTTCTAAAACTTTCATTTTTTGACTATCATTTAAGTCAAAGTTACGGAACAATTTGTTAGTGTAAAGTAATTTAGCATTTAATAAATTAACTTCTTGAATTACACTTTGCATTTGTTTAACAGTACGGTAAGCTTCTTTTAACTCGTTTTTAGTATCTTCTAGTTCAGCTGCTACGTCTTCTTCTTCTGTTAATTTTTCTTCCTCTTCTTCGTCTTCTTCTCTCAATAAAGATTCAATGATTTCATCGATATTAGTTAATTTAGATTGATCTTCCGGTGTAACATCTTCTTCTTCTTCATATTCGTGTAATGGTTCATTTTCAATGGCGTCATTACTTGAATCTAATTCACGAATAATCTCTTGAAGATCTAAATCATCTTCATCATATTCATCTTCTGGTGCTGCAGCCATTTCATCACCCATCATCATGTCATCATCTTCTTCATCTTCTAATGCACCTATATCACCTGATAAGTCATAATTACCGTCTTTATCAAAGTCTATTGCAACATTAGCTGATTGAGGAAAATCACTCACTTCTTCATCAGAAAATTCTTCGTCACCGATTGGTGCTTCTTCATCAGAAAATTCTTCGTCACCGATTGGTGCTTCTTCATCATCTAATTCTTCTTGAAGTCTAGCAGCCAACATGTTTTCTAATCTAGGTGCAAATGCTTCTTGTAACGCAATTTTAGCATTAGCTAATGCAGTCTCTTTTACAGTACGTGCGTCAGCGATTGCTTCTTTTAGCAAATCTGATTTTGCCATTTGTTTCTCCTTAA